CATTTTTTAAAAACTGAGAGACTTACCGTAAGGTAAATCTCTTAATTTTAAAGAATAATTACTTTACGGTACATGCATTTAAAATACATGTAACCCGATACGCCTCTGTCGGGATTTTGTGAGTCGTAAACACACTCACTTTTTTAGGGCCTTTCGGCTAAGGGGACCAGATTGAATTGGTTATTGGGGGACATCCTTGAAAGCCTGCCAATAAAAAATCCTCACCAACCGATATATATCTTTCCAATATAACAGCACTAGAAATAGTACCATTTTTTGTGGAAGTAGATATTGTAACTTTGTGACTTTGATAACCAGGATTATAGGTTGTGTCCGATGCTATAAACTGCCTATCTTTTGCACATGTGAATCTCCTATTAGAATAATAAGGAAATTCAGCTTCTAATACCGGTTGCTTGTCAAGCATGGTAAGCATCATTCCATTATAACCTGTACGAGTATTGATTTCATAATCACTTCTGAAAGTATCATAGTTGGATTGATCAATAGGCCAAGCGAAATAAGTTTCGAATTGACCATCAATATTAGATCTTTCTATGGAACCTCTAAGTGATACTGCATCACCTGTATTCGTAACAAGATACTTAGAACGGTGTGATCCTCTTGTAACTAGGAACGCTGGGGCAACATAGTTAAGCAAAGTATTCCATACCCTATTTTTGGTTTTATCAAGACTTGTGCCATTAGAAGTAGAACCTCTATAAATGGGAAAATTTGATGTGGACATAGCTTCCAATGAAATTTCTTTTGTTTTATCTTCTTTCATATTATAAAAAGAGTGTAAACAATATCTTTTCAATAAAGCTCTAAAGGATAATACTTGCTCACCCATGAATACCTTATATGTTTCATCATAAATTGGTGTCATGCTATTAACAATGTCTGTAACTTGATGATTAATTGGTTCTGCACACTGATCATCTGCTCTACCTTCTTCATCACCTTGTGCTACATAAGGAGTTGCTTGCTTATAATGACATTCCTCAATATTGGATTGTTGAGGTGCAGCAAATTCTGCATCATCACACATATTAACATATACATTTATATCAATAGGTGCAATGGTGTCACCAGGCACAGTAAGTTCATTCAAGACATAAATAGTTATAACACCATTATGTGATTCATTTGGTACTGAAAATACAGCTCCCTTTTCAAATCCTGCATTAGTTACACTCAAAGCTGGTACCACACAAAATGGTGTATTTTGAGCCCAACCAATATTCATAACAACTTCTTTAGTATCAGCAATATCAACTACTTTAGTTATTTGAACATTAGATTCTGGAACGTCACTGCATGCGGAAGGATCATAAACAATTCTCAATCTACCACGATGATAATCTGAACATACAATTTCAAAACGATATTGCATAGTACCGCGCCAATACTTAAAAGGTAAAGCCGCAAAAGCACATGCTGGCAAATAGTATGTATCAACTCCATTATTTGGATATAGAGATGGTCTCACACGAGATGAAAATAAAACATCTGATTGAGCAGCATCCTGTGACCAAGGTATTTGAGTAATATAAGATTCAATTCCTGCTATATATTTAAGGGAAAGTTCATCTCTCCCTGACATTCCAACAGTTCTTGAATCAACTGATAATTCCTGCTTGCAATCGAAAGTCAATTTTTCACAACTATCAACATCATTAGTGCACGCTATTTTACCGACATAATGAGGCCGGATTGGATTATAGTTAGCCAGATTAACTGGTTTACTATATCCAAAAACTTTAGCTACACTTTCTACCATATCTGCTACCATATGTGTTGCTAATGCATATGGTTTTATAAATGGTATATCTGAAAATTTTGATGTATATTTTTTAACATTCGATGCTGTTTGAGAAACTACTCCATGGCCATATTCATCATCACCTTGTGCTGTCAAAGATGGAATATTGTCTTGAGTGGGTATAGATAATTTAACATCATCCATAAACGCAAACACTGTAATATTCAAAGAACCAGTACTACCGTTTGAAACCTGTAGTGGTTGTATTTGTCTAATATGTATTGCTCCATTTTTAACAATATCACCTGTTGGAATAACAGCAGAATTTGTATTCAATAAATATGGTAAAATCATTTCTCCTCCTTTCGAACATGTGGGATTTAACAATATGTGCATCCTTTGTGACGCTGCCACAATATTTGCAGAATTTGTTGGATCCCACTCCGTGCAATTATCATAGGCATACAAAGGTTGATAATCAACCATTAAACGCCCATAATAAAATGGATTTCCGTTAATTAAAAATTTTAATTGCAATTTCGCATGCAACAAATAATAATTACTCAAACGATTACTTATACGTGGGTTATCAACAAAATTTTGCCATGGGTTAAATGAAGCAGAAAAATCTACTCCTGTTTGCCATGTAAATTCTTGAATTACAATAGGACGTTTAAAGAAATCATTCAGAGTATTCATATTTGTATGTCCCAAATTGTATGTACTATCTGGGTAATGCGATATCGCATTCACAATTTGAACATCTCCATCATGATATTCAACGGTTTCTTTCACTTTATCTCCAATTTCACTCACAAATGTATTATTTAGATTTTTAGAAATGCAGTTATTTAAGAGTATAGATCGCATTAAACCTACCTCCGAAAAAAGGTTGAGACTAAGCCCTAAATAGGACATACACACGAGGGTGCTATCAATTTCAATATTACAAAGCCTATTCAAAGAATGAACCTTAACATTCTCCTTATGGTCATCCAGTGTAATATTGTCACACATATCATAAGATTGTGGAACGAGTTTTAAGTCATCTCGGGACTGTTCGAAGAAGGAATCCGAAATCAAATGCATTTTATCAGGATGATAACTGGTAATAAACCAGTGTTCATAAAATTCATAACTTGGAACAACGCCATTATTAAATAATTTTCTAACTTCCAAATTTTCTTTTAACACTTTATTCAAATTATCTTCGAAATATGAATATCGTTTTTTACCATGGAAAAACATTTCACGCAAAACATTTTGTATTGCATTGCATGATTGTTGAGGCATACTCAAATAATCACTCTTTGTATGAGATTGTAAAATCTTAAACAGAGTTTCTATTTCCAATGGTGCCAAATAACATTCATATTTATCTGACCAAATTGCACTTCTCTTGAGAAAATTACATTCTTCATTAGTTATAAATGGCACGCTCTCCTTATCTTTTTCAGCCATAGTATAAATAATACCGTATTTCAATAAGGCTTTAGCAATTGCAGTATGATTAAACCAATCATATCCTCTTCTCACAGACATTTTGTTATCATCACCATAACATATTACAGATACGACATCTTTAAATAAAGGAACTGGTAAATTACCAGCTATTTCATAATAAGAATATCGTAAATATAATGAATTAACAATATTATTTAAAAATACTGTTAGAGAATGTCCAGAAGGATTGCTTCCGCTAACTTCTATGAAATCACCATTGAATTCATAAGTAGGATAGCATAATTCCGTTGCCAAGCCTTGCATGATTGTAATATCTCTTTTACTATATCCTGCTCTTTCTGCAATTGTAATCAAAAATTTCATACCTGCAATTGTCATACGACTTGACATAGTTCCATCATAAGATTTATAATCACCAGCAATAACTCTATCTTTACCAAATTTCAACATATACTTGGTTAATGTAGTCCATTTTTTGCTATATGGATTAATTCCTACACCACATTCAAATGCGATTGGATGATCCATTATTAATTTGCAAATACTCA